CGAATACAGTAAAACGTGCTAAGTATGCAGCAATGCGTGAACGTTCAATTGGTATTGGTGCGCTGGGTTTCCATGCTTATCTTCAACGCAAGGGTCTTGCTTGGGAATCAGCAGTTGCCAAGGGTACTAATATGCGTATCTTCAAGCATATCAAGAAGAAGTTGGATGAAGCAAATCTAGAACTTGGCGCAGAACGTGGTGAAGCACCTGATGCTGTTGGCACTGGCCGTCGTTTCTCCCACACACAAGCAATTGCGCCAAACGCATCTTCTTCAATCATCATGGGCAACACCAGTCCATCGATTGAACCATGGAGAGCAAATGCTTATCGCCAAGATACACTATCGGGTTCATTTCTCAATAAGAATAAATACCTAGACGCGATTATTCTAGAAGAAGCAGCGCTCGGAAAGTATGCTGGTTGGTATGATGAGGTTTGGTCCTCGATTATCGCCAATGATGGTTCAGTGCAACACCTTACATGGATGGATTCAATAACCAAGGAAGTGTTCAAGACTTCAATGGAAATTGACCAACGTTGGGTGATTGAGCATGCGGCAGACAGGCAGAAATTTATTGATCAGGCACAGTCCCTCAATTTATTCTTCCGCCCTGATGCTAATATCAAGTATCTTCATGCTGTCCACTTCCTCGCATGGAAGCAGGGGTTGAAGACTTTATATTATTGTCGTTCAGAAAAAATAGGAAAAGCAGACAAGGTTTCTAAGCGCATTGAGCGTGAAGCAATTAAAGAGATTGACTTCAAGGCAATGATCGACGGTGATAACTGCGTGGCATGCGAAGGATAAGAAATGACAAGTTATTTTGCACAAATAGTATCAAAACCTGAATGTCCATATTGTACTCTTGCGAAAGAGTTTATGGTAGGAATGGACATTCAGTATACCGAGATGGTAGTCGGTAAAGACTGCCTCTGGGAAGACATTACCGCACAACTACCAGGAGTGAAGACTGTTCCTCAGATCTGGGTGAATGGTGAACATGTTGGTGGATACGACGATCTAGTAAAGTGGGCAGAAACAGTATGACCTTAATGACAGAACGAGCATACTTTAAACCATTCAACTACCCATGGGCATATGACGCATGGTTGAAACATGAGCAGTCACACTGGTTGCACACTGAAGTCCCGATGTCGGAAGATGTCAATGACTGGAAGAAGCGACTTAATGATGGTGAAAAACATTTCCTTACTAACATTTTCCGTTTCTTCACACAGGGTGACATTGATGTTGCTGGTGGTTATGTGAAGAACTATCTGCCATATTTCCCACAACCTGAAGTTCGTATGATGTTGATGGGGTTTGCGGCAAGGGAGGCACTTCATGTTGCAGCGTATTCTCACCTCATTGAAACACTGGGTATGCCAGAAACGACATACCAAGAATTCCTCGAATATGACTCAATGCGAGCAAAGCACGACTACTTTACAGATTTGTCGAATGCAAATGGAACTCCTGAATCAGTCGCGACCAATATCGCTGCATTTAGTGCATTCACTGAGGGTATGCAACTGTTCTCATCCTTCATCATGCTCCTCAACTTCCCTCGTCACGGAAAGATGAAGGGAATGGGGCAGATCGTTACTTGGTCGATTGTTGATGAAACTCAACACGCTGAAGGTATGATCAAACTGTTCCGCTCTTATGTTGAAGAAAACCGTGAATTGTGGAATGACGAACTAAAATCTCAGATTTACACCATTGCTGAAAAGATGGTAGAACTTGAAGACAAGTTTATTGAACTATCATTCTCGATGGGAGAGATGGAAAATCTGACACAGGATGATGTGAAAAAGTATATCCGCTATATCTGTGACCGTCGACTGATTAGTCTCGGTATGAAGGGCATCTTCAAGGTAAAGAAGAATCCACTACCATGGGTTGAAGAAATGATCAACGCACCAACTCACACCAACTTCTTTGAAAATCGTGCCACCGACTATGCTAAGGGTGCGCTTTCAGGTAAGTGGGATGATGTCTGGGGTGTCGCTGCTTAATAAATAACAAAGATTACAACTTAAATTAAAGGAAACACAATGAAACGGGTTACAATTACGTATACCAGACCAAATGAAGAAACTCCTTGGTATTGGCAGGTCGCTCCAACAGCATTGAATCCAATGAATGCTTTTCTTGATGCGAACGTCGGTCAACTGGATACATATGCATATGATTATGAAAATCAAAATATTGTTACTTTTACATTTGAGAATGAGCAGATCTATCAAGAATTTCGAACATTAATTGAAACTAATGTTGCGTCAGATTATCTTCAGTACTGTCAAGACAATAACATCACTATCGGTGTTGTGACGGAAGATGTCTAATGGACGAGTTAGAGTGTTTTTCTTGTGACGCAGTCTTCACAGTCGATCATGACTTAGACGATGATTATTACAAAGTGAAACATTGTCCCTTCTGCGGAACAAAGGTTATTGAAGACGAAGAAGATGTTATATGGGACGATGCTGACTGGGACGAATAAATAATCTACTTACGGAGTAGATTATGACAGTTAAGAAGAAACGTAAGCCGTTGCCGAAGAAGGTGCACAGAGTATATTGCACTTACTTCGACGACGGCAAATTTTATATTGGGTATTCATGTAAGACAGAGAAACTGTTCGAATCATATTTCGGCAGTTCCTCTTATGTGATTAACTATGAAGGCGAAATGCGCAAGGAAGTTGTCGCTGAATATGACAGCAAATCGCATGCCAAGGCTGTTGAGCATATCCTGCAATGGGAACATAGACTCGACGACAGATGCATCAATCAAATGTGGAATGTGCGCCTGAGACTTGATCACTTGAAAGAATTAAAAATACCTGATTGGAGGCCTGGATGTTTTTCGCAGCACTCTTAATGCTAACTGCACTTGCGATTACTGGTGTCGCTGGTTACTTTTCGATATTAGGTTTGATGGCAATTTTCCCAGCATCCCCGATTGCTGTTGCGGTGATGGGCGGTGTGCTAGAGGTTGCTAAACTTATTACTGCTAGTTGGGTATATCGCAACTGGAAAAGTGCGAACAAACTGCTGAAGACCTACTTTACTATTGCGGTCTGCGTATTGTCATTCATTACAAGCATGGGTGTGTTCGGTTATCTAAGTCGATCGCACATTGAACACACTACTGTTGGTGGTTCAGCAGTATTTAAAATAGAACAACTCGAGAGCAAAAAAGCATCTGCAGAAAGGAGACTGAAGAATGCGCAAACATCTCTGGATACTCTGGACAGACTCACTACTGCAGAGGATGTGCTCGATGCTAATTTCATTAGAAACAGACAGAAACGGGAACGTGCGTCTCTCAATAAAGAAATTGAGAGTGCGACTGCAGACATTGAGACTATTGAGACTGATCTCATACCGCTCAAAACAGAAAACCTCAAACTCGAAGCAGAAGTAGGTCCGATCAAATATATTGCAGAACTGTTCTACGGTAATGGCGATACCGCTACCGTGGATAAAGCAGTGCGTTTGATGATCATTATGCTTATCTTCGTGTTTGACCCTCTGGCAATTTTATTAATTATTGCTGCCAACATGACACTTTTAAGCTTGACAAAGAAGGAAGAATCAGGTATAGTAGACTATGTCGTTGTTGATGATGTTAAACCTAAGAAGGTTGTTCCCGCTGTCAAGAAACCAAAGAAGAAACCTGTTGTTGAAACACCAGACTTCTTTGCTTTCGAGAAACATGAGAATAAAACTGTGTCAACGCATGATATACCAGCGCCAGATCCTCCCAAGAAATCGTGGAGGGATGGCAAGATTATTATAGATGAAAACAACATAAGGAAAATGTGATGGATATTATGAATCAAGAATGGCGCGATGGACTCAAGGCAACTCTTGCACAGGGTGAAGCGATTGTCTCATTCACTAAACTGAATGGGCAGGAACGTGTTATGCGCTGCACTCTACAGGAAGGTGTCATCCCTCCATATAGTGAAAAGGGAACAAAGACAAAACCACCTAGTGGCGAAACCCTCGCAGTATGGGATCTGGATAAGAATGAGTGGCGAGCATTTCGTTACGACCGCATCACCTCTGTTAAATTTTAGGGCTTGACTTTTCCAGCAAAATATAGTATATTGGATATATTATGAAGAAAGGTGAATCTATGTATAAGTTGAAAGTTCCTGTTGCTGATTCTAAAGCCATGGGTGTAGAACCTATCTGGTCTGAAGATTATGAACCAGCAAACTATCAGTCTGAATATGGTAACGCATTGAACTGGTATAACTTCATCGTTGACCAGAAAGATTGTCGTGCGTTTCTGGTTGACTGGTTCAAGGGTGATGCAACCAAACTCAAAGCATTGTCTCAGTTGTCTGACAAGATGCTTCCTCGGACATATGCTAACAGTGCACGTATCGCTATGCGTGGATTCCCTCTAACTGATGAGCACAAGGCACGCATCTGGGAAAAGGTTGAAGAACGAGTCAGCAAGAAGATTGTTCTGATTGATGATGAAGATACAACTTCTGAACCTGTTGTCAAGGTTGCTAAGAAACCGCTCGTCGCGATGAATTACATTGTATCTGATGTTGATGATGAGATTGAGAAACTTATCAATGGTGAAGATACTCGTAACATCGCACAGATTCTAATGCCTTACCGCATGTCAGATAAGAACTATCTTGACTGCGTAGAAAAGATTGAACCTATCCTTGCAGAATTTGCTGAACTTGTAGAAGTTCGTCGACTGCCAAAAAGTCAACTGACTGATTCGCAGGAACAGTTGCTCGAGTGTTACTCGCACTTGACAACCATGAAGTCTGTCAAGGATATTGTCAAACTGCTAGAAACATACATCGGTGACCTCAAGAAGTCATATGTCAGCAAACAGGTTGCTAAGGTTCGCAAGAAGAAACCAAAGGATAAGTCCAAGTTGGTTCAGAATCTAAAGTTCCTTGTGAGTGACACTGCTCTTGGTGTCACCAGCGTTGAACCTATCAACCTACTAAACTGCAGCGAAGTGTGGACATTCGACACCAAGACACGAAAGATCTCCAAATACTTCAACCCAGTCAGCGGAAGCATCACTGTTAAGGGTGCAAGTCTTGTAGGATTTGATGATAACTTCTCTAACTCACGACTGCTCCGTAAACCAGAGACTCAAGTAAAAGAATTTTCTGAACTTAAGAAAAATGACTTGACAAAATGGTACTCAGCCGTTAAGAGTAAGAGTGGACCTGTGCGTGCACGTCTGACTCCAACTACATTAATTTTGAAAGTGTTTTAATGAACGATAATGGTGATAATGTTACTTACCTGAAGACGAATGTAACTAAAGAGATTGACAAAGAATCTCTGAGTTATTTCCTCCAAGGTGCCACAGAATATGCAGCATACCAAGATGCGGAAGCATTCGCACAGGCCTGTCTGCGTGGTATTCTTATGGCAACGGAAAAAAAGATTGGTCTAACTAATGAACTCTTTCATTCCGATGCCGCTGTTATCGCTGTTATGATTACTGGTTTATACATGCGTCAGGCAGGAGTTGAATGTCCTGAGATTAATATGCTAAATGATGTTCGTGAAGCATTAACTGTTACGAAAGAAGATATAGAATGATTGTTGTTGATTTTAACCAGACTGCTATCAGCAGTATGATGGCAGAACTAGGTGGTCGCCGTGATGTAGAGGTAAACCTACCTCTCATTCGGCACATGATCATCAATGCCATTCGTTCATATAAGAAGAAGTTTGGTGCTGAGTTCGGCAACATTGTTATTGCTTGTGATAATCGTCACTACTGGCGTCGTCAGTATTTCCCCAACTATAAGGCGAATCGTAAGAAAGCACGGCAGGAGTCAGGGTTTGACTGGTCTGCCATTTTCGAAGCACTTCACCAGATTCGTAGTGAGTTGCAAGATCACTTCCCATATCCTGTAATTGATGTTGATGGCGCAGAGGCAGACGATGTTATCGCAGTTCTCGCCGAGTATAGTCAGACTATGAACACTGATGGTCTCATCCCGAGTGCTGAACCATTCCTCGTTCTGTCTGGTGACCATGACTTCCAGCAGTTACAGAAGTGGAGCAACGTGAAGCAGTATGCGCCTGTCCAGAAGAAGTTCTGTAAGTTGAAGGAATCACCTGAGGCAGTTCTGATGGAACATATTATCATGGGCGATAAGGGTGACGGTGTTCCCAATATCATGTCTGATGATGATACATTCATCAATGGTCAACGTCAGCGTCCTATTCGCAAGGAAGCACTTGCATTGTGGAAGACTCAGAAACCTGAAGACTTCATCACCAATGACGAAATGTGGCGCAATTTCCAGCGCAACCGTGAATTGGTTGACTTGTCGCGCATTCCTGAGGACATCAAAACAGCGATTATAGATAGTTATGAGAAACAACTGGGCGGAGATCGTTCAGGTCTGTTGAACTATTTTATCGCCAATCGTATGAAGCAGATGATTGAACTCGTTGATGAATTTTAAAAGAAAGACTTGAAATGGCACAAAGACTACCACCAAAGAAATTTAAGCAAATAGATGAGGCACTTGATTGGGCATGTGAGGCAGAAACTACTGACGAACTTCGCGAACGTGTCAGAGCAGTCTCTCTTGGTAACTCTATTCTAATGCGGTTTGTCGCTTGGGGTGTTGGATATGAGCAAGGTCCATACAATCTTCCCGAGGGTCCAACTCCATATAAGGATGAGGGACTACCTGCTAATATGGCAGACACAACCATCACGCAAGAGTTCCGTCGAATTTTAACTTTGTTGCCAGAAGGTAGTGCCAAGAAAGTTCCGCAGTTCCGCAGAGAAGAAATCTGGATGCAGACATTTCAGGGTCTGCAGATTAAAGAAGCGAAGTTGCTTGATCACATCAAGGATCAAACTTTACTCGAAGCATATCCTCGTCTCGCCGAAGTTCTAGAAAGTTTCTTGACAGGTTGGAAAGCGCCAGAGGTTAAGAAGAAGAAGTCGCCAAAAAAATCCTTAGCAACCTTATAAATAAATTCTTTCCAGAAGAAGTTAAGGAACAGAAATGGGGCAAATCCTAGAGCACAAGCATCTCATTGTGCGAGCAGAATTGAACAATCCACCGCAATGTGCAGAGGCAATCCAGGATTGGATGAAGACTCTGGTTGATAAAATTGGTATGAAGATACTAATGGGACCATATGCTGTTTACAGTG